ATCTCTTTGGTGTACATTGTGACAACACATATCTTCATAGCTGTATATTATATTTACTTATAAATTCATTTATATCTCTTTCACTCCCGAGCAGTTCGGGGATCTGACCAGAGAGAACTTTTTTTACTTTCTCCTTAGACTTAACATCTTTCATCCACCACTCCTTGTCATCGTCCCACTGTTTAGTTCTTCCGTTTCTAGTATACTCATGCCATACTAGTGGTATGTGTGGGTGGTAACCAGTATATCCATGTGTAAATAATCTTGCTGCAATGCTTATCTCCTCACCGTGAAAGTAAAGATCGTCATCGTATGGCACATCAATTATTGCCTGACCCTTAGCAAAAAAGAAATGACCAGAAAATAAATTAGTTTGAGTTGGTTCCTTTGCGTCACTATATCCGGGCCTGAAGCATGGTATATCCATTGGTAGATTTGTATCTACATTCATAACCCAAGCATTATAAACCTTCTCTTCTGTTTCTGGGTTATACGATGGGCAGTATGCTGTAAGGTATGACTTCTCCGGCAGAGATCCAAGCATGTCTATCATCGATCTGTCCCAGTTTTTTTCAAACCTGTGATGGCTATCTAGCTGTAACACATAATCCTCCCCGTTATATAACTTATTTACCATACTCCTTGCCCAGCAGCAACCCTTAGACTTTGCATATGGTATGGATATAATGCTAAAGTTATCCCTCCATATAAAGTCTTCTATGTATTCCTCATTGTCATGCTGCCAACATATACCAAACGTTAACTGGTCTGGACTATATGCGTTGTCTATTATGCTTCTTATTGTTGGCACAAGCTGAGGGTCTCGGTAAGATGCTATCTGTATAAAAATCATTGCTTAATTTTAAATATTACATCCATCGGTGTGTCTAATTCTGCAGGTGTCCCTTCGGGGAGATCAATTATTTCTATTGCCTCTACTATTCTTTTCTTGTCATCTCTAAAGTATCCACGTATATCTTGACCAACCTCGATGTATGGGCCACCTGACGGATCTACCATCGTTATCTCGTTTGGATCTATATCAAATCCATACCTAAGAAATGTACCACCTCTCATCAGTACGGTATCTCCGTTGTCTATAAATTCTATCTTGTCGTTGTACCTGTTTTCGTATATCATTGTATAAGTGTTTTAGCAAATTCTTCTAGCTTACATATTTGATCTTCATTCATACCGGACATAAGTCTTGCTAGCTCATCGTACTTTAAGGTATCAATTTCTTTAGATGCTTTTCTTTTTCCGTATGGCAATCTAATTTCAAGTGTTGTCTTCATCCACTGAAACTTTATAATAAATGGATGTAGTGCCTGCCTAAATACCTTATCATTAGATAGGTCTTCTGCATACAAAAGACCGTTGCATATGTTTGCATGCATTAGTGCCATTGATTCTGCCTGTGATTCTGTTAGTTTCATATTTTCTAATATTTTATAAAATACTATGGAAATTATTTATTCCCAATGCCTATTTTCTTGTTCCCACCAAAATGTCAAATCTTCTACATCATCATTGTAGTATTCCCCTACAAAATCCGATTTAAAACGAGATTGTATATTCTCATATAATGCTAATGTAATAATTTTTTTATCAAATGCCAAATGATTGTTCATCCATTCAGTAATCCAAATGTAATTACTTCCCCTAATAACACCTGCCTCAACGAGTATTGGGACTCGTTTTGTTAGCATGGCTATATTGTTAGTGAATGCCTGTGACAGTGCGGATTGATATTCAGCATCCCAACTCTCATCAGGGTATGGAACATCCACTCCAAAGCCCTCACAAACCTCACCACCGATCGATAATCTGTGCCTAAGGTATTGGCCTACTACAGAACTATAGTCCGTGGAAACAGTTATAATACACGCTGTGTCAGAATTGTATCCAGCATCCCATAGTTGGTTGCCCAATATTGTGATTAACCTGTTTTCATCTTGCTGCTGTACTAATTTAATTTCTCTTTTCATATATTTATTTTGTTCATTATTTTGCTGTAATACTCTTCACCATTCCTTGGTGCTTTCTTTAGATCACCATTAATCCAACCAGTTTCATAAGCTTCTGCTATCTTCTTCTGCTCCATTTGTTTAGCTCTCTCTAGATCCTTCTGTATATAGTTCTGCATCCTTATAGGGAATTGTTGTACCAGCCATTCTACTGCTGTCAACCTGTGATTATTTGTCACGGTTTCATACAATCCATCCCTTGCATCTCCGTCCATAATTTCTTTTAGTAATTCCTTTTGTTGTTCTTTGTTCATAGTCAATTAAATTAGAAATATATTTATAAATATGCTTTAATTTATTTAAAACAAGAGTTTTTTTGAATGAATTAGAAATATATTTAGTCTACCATATCTAAGTCAACATGGGATTCTCTCATCAACTCATGAAGTTTATCCCTTATTTCTTGATAGGCATCATACTTGTCTTGTGGCAAATCATCTGCTGCATACTTTGTTTTAGCTCTTAATTCTTGGTCAATTTCATATAATACCCTCCAAAAGTTTAGTGCATTGTTTGCAAGGTCATATTCTTGTTGGTCTTCAGGTAGATTAAATTCTAATATTGCTTTCATAATTTAATAAGGGTATTGATTTATTATGTTACCTGCAGGATAATATGTACATACTATAACTACCCCTCCATTTTTTAAGTTAGATATCCCAACTCCAAGTTGCTTTGTGTTCTTCCATACCATTTGAGTATAGTGGCATGTAGGAGGATTTGTTTCTTTTGATACAATACGACTATGTTTGTAGTCATCAATTTCTGAATACCAAAAAATAAATGCATCCCAAATATCTTTATGTCTATCAGATATAAACACATTGGTCCCAATATTATTTTTCTTTAATGGTTGTTTATAATTATATATACTTATCTTAGATATACTATCAGCTAGTTTTTGTGCATATGTTGAAAGCCTTTTGCTTATAATTAAACTAGGCGACCCTACGTCTGACCTAGCTTCATTATGAAGTTCTAACATTTTTTGTTCCTGAGCATTTAACTTAAAAGACAATAAAAATAATATAATAATTTTATTCATTTATTAATGTTTCTATTTTAGATAATACTTGTCCTATTACTATACCTAATTTTAATTCGCTACCATCTTCAATTGCTCTTGATAATGAAACGTATATATTTTTTAACACCTCATTCGTTTCTTTATATGGATCATCCATATGTAATTTATGATACTCTAAGTCAGTCTTGTTCATATGTTATGCATTAATATTCTTACTGATTCTTTTAGATCTTCTATTGTTCCATTGTTTTCTATGATCCAATCAAAATCATAGTCGTCTAAAGATATTTCTGATTCGTGATCGTTTATTGGATTTACACCAGTTCTATTAACCCTAACTACAATACCCCCCCTATCTTTAATTGCCTGTGCCTCATTAGGAAATCTACAATCTGTTATTACCCATTTGTCATGGTTGCCATAGTTGCAGAATAATGCATTTACCCACGCATCATGGTGTAAGACATCTCTAACTGATTCAGTACCAAGCTTTTGCAATAACTCTCTGGCAGTCATACCCCAACCTATAAGGTTAGTGTTTTTAAAAGATTGATCCTCGAACCTGTCTTCGTGGTATCCTGTTAGAATACTTGCAATTGTCTTTAACTTGTACGAAAACTTTTTAATCTCCCATAATTTATTTGTCTCTAATATATATTTTGCAACCTCATCTTTACCTGTTTTAGCATAGCCACTTAACCCTATTATCATACTACGTCTTATTGTTAATGTGAAAATATGGGGAGGAATTACCCTCCCCTTTTTTAAAATGGAAGATCATTTGTTGTCTGTCCAGCAAATGATTTTGCTTGTTCCTTAGGCTGATAGTTATCTGCCTGAAGCCTGTAGTCAGGCGACCTTTCACCTTCTTTCTTAAAGGTATTGGGCCATGCGGTATAACGCTTGTCGCCAATGGTAATAGATAGGATTTCTACTTCGCCATTCTTGGTGTTCACGGTCTTCTTCCATGCTGCACCTTCTGATTGTTTGGTTGTGCTCATTTGATTTTGAGATTTATGGTTAAAAAATAATTCAAGAAATAAAATCCTATTTCTAATTTCTTTTCGTCAGGATAATATACAATAGCCGGAGTCGGTAGAATCATATAAACATCAAGAGTTCCTGTTTCAAATTTAAGTTTCATGGTTTTATTATTTGGTTTGTAATTAACATTTCAAGTAATTCTTTGAAGTCTTCAATTGTCATGGCAACTATAATACCCTTCCTATTTTTCTTATGGAACACTAGGTTATAGTTCTCATCCTTTGGCATCCTTTCAAGTATGTCGTGTATACTCCCGAGCTTCTCTACTGCCTTGGCCTGTATGTTAAATGGGTCTGTGTAACACAGGTCAATGCCCTGATCGTCTTTGTTCTTAGACTCTGATCTCGAGCTGACAGACTTAGTCCATCCAAGTTCACGGAACCAGTCCCTTATCTTAAGCTCGAATGAATGACCTTTTACTCTTGGGTTAATTGCCATATCCTTCCTGTTTTATGTAGTTCTTCTATTGTTGTCCATTCAACCTTGGGATCGAATGTTGTTGGAGTAAACTGATCACTCTTCCAAGCTGATTGCATATAGTATTTTATATTCGGTTTTATATCTTTCAAATTTGTCTTGATCAAAATATTGTCACCAGATCTTTCAAATAAATATTCCAATACCATACCTCCATTCTTTAGAACTCTCCAATGTTCTTTATAAATCTTCTGCAATGGATACGAAGGCTTCGATATCTTTTTTGCCATAAGGTTGTTTTATAAATCTTGTTTGATCTGATCCATCGTTAACTCTTTCTGCTGACTGGTATCTACTATTATTTAAATTAAAACTAAAGTAACTAGTGCCTACCTGACCAGTATATTTAAACCTTACCTTCCACCTATGCAACTCTGTTTGACGAGTTTCAAAGTTACGATATATAGTAATACCATTGTCAGGTAAATTAAACCAGTGAGACGAATCACCGACATCATAACCATTGGGAACTTTATAAATTCCATTTCTTATCTCAGTCATTTTCTTTGGGTGGGCTACAAGAAATACATGTACATCATAGTTCCTAGCAAACCTAGATACATCGTTCATCATGTTCTTAATCTGATGGTGCCTAGTGTCTGACTGGTTGCTCATGCTCTTTTCTACGGTACTCATGTTGTCTATAACCATAATATTTATACCAAATCTTTTAACCATATCCTGAGCCTTCTCAAGTATGCCTTCTATAGATAGATCATTATCGCTTAGTCTATAGTATTTGAAATGATCATTCATGAATGGGAGCAGTTCGTCAACGTCTTCTCTCTGTATTCTATCGGCAAATGAATTTTTAAAGAAACTTTTACCAGTTGCAATCTGATACATGTCGGTCAAAGCAAATGCAGTATTGGCCTCCTCTGCACTATATATAAATGACTTAAGTCCGTGTCTCTCTGCTAGTTTAAATATTATATTCTTAAGCCACGTAGACTTACCGTGTCCGGGTATACCTGTGATGAGTGTGACCTGACCGGGATACCACTGGAATTCAGAATCCATATCGTATCCACTATCGTATCCCTTAGGTGTTCCTTCTTCGTATAGCCTAATGATCTCATCTCTTACAGCAAATGCATCGTCAACACCTTCAACCGGAAAGGGACTGGCAGAGTTATAACACTCTACCAGTTTATCCGGTCCACCATGAACTAGCGTATCGTTGGCATCCTTATAAGGGAATTCAATTATGTAGCAATTAGATTTTCCAAGTCTTCTAGCCAATTCATTTCTAAGAGTAATTCCTGCTTCATCCATATCTGTAGCTAGATAAATCTTCTTGCCTTCAAAAAGATGGATAAACTCTTCCAACCATTCTAACTTTTGGGATCCCTTGCTGGCACCATTTGGAACGGAGATGGCTGTCTTTATACCTGCCTCATAGAATGACATGGCATCTATTTCCCCCTCCGTAATAACCAGTTCAGAAACATAGTTATCGAGTAAAACGTTAAGGCCGTAAGGGCCAAGCATAGCCCCAGAAACAAGCTTAAAATTTTTAGAGGAATCTCTATACTTAATGTTAAAAATTTCTTCATTATAAATATAATTAAAATGTATTGTCTTAACTTCTGCATCTGCCTGTGGCATGTAGTCTATACCTTCCGATACCTTATATCTAAGCAATGTTTGATTACTAATACCACGTGTCGCAAACCAATCTATTACAGGTTGGGATAGATTTTTTAATTCTCCTTGTGGTTTTAAATATTCCTTTTTGGGTTTAATTGCTTTAACAGACCCTGACCATCCACAATTATGGCAATTCCAAACTCCTTCATCAATGTTTACGCTAAGGCATGGATCAGTTTTGTGTTTTCTTTCATGGCTACACTTAGGGCACACAACCTTTGTATTCCCCTTGTGATAACTCTTAACATTAATTCCCAAAGATAATAGTTGATTGATCATTTTTTTTAATTTGAATCCAGTAATGGTTGGCATCGTCTAGATACTTCATAAACTTGTTCGAGAATATAGTAGAAGGCCTATTATATTCTTTCATCTTTTCTTCGTTTCCCCATGTACTGAACTTATGAAGTATTACACTTTTAAAATGCTGTAGTGTTATCTTTGGATTGTGTTTTATTATTCTCTTAACCAAATCAACATTACTATTAATATGATATTTAGTTTTATTTATTTCATTAAACAATTCAACAACCTGTCTTGCAAGTTCTTGGTCTTTTGTTGTGAGTTCGGGGGTAACATCAAAGTGTGCAGAGTACCATTCTTTTGTTGGGTAATAATTGCCAGTCTCGTGTCTTTCTAGTATTGCAGGGTAACATGATTTTAAGTCATCCATAGCAACGCTTATGGCCCTGTGCGAGAGGCCAAGAGACTCGGCCATCTCGCTTACTCCTGTTGGGATCAGGAGTTCTTTATACTGGGCACATGTATGGGCTATTAAGTAATGAACTGAAGATATATTTAATTGCTTTCTAACTTCATGGTTTATTACGCTTATCATATATATTCCTCAAGTTTTAAATATGGATTTCTTTTGGTAGTTAGCTTGATAGAATTAAGGCACAGACCAACCTTTATATAAAACTTTTTTACAGTCTCGTCACATGTGTGCAGTTTTTCTTTGTGCCTGTACCCTATCTGATAGTACTCTCTGAACTGAGATAGCTTATGCCTGTAAGAATCGTATCCACAGTCTAGGTAGTCACAAATATCATCAGAGTTGAACCCATACATATCTGCTATGCCAACAAAAATAGTTCTTGCCAGTTCTTTATTACCTTCATATTCTTCGTTAACTTGTAGTGGCTTTAGCCCTGACCTGTTCCAAATAAAATTAGGTCTCATTACCTGCTCAATCTCTTTCAGCTTAATCATCTTAGTTTATTTTAATGTTAAATTGTTTTCTCCATGTAACCCTACCTGAAGGCAAGGTAAGTGTAGTTGCTCCGCTTTTCTCCATCAGCTGCTTTATCCTGTTCTGATACAATTGCTTTTCAGATTCAATAACTTTTATTTCTCCATTCAGTCTAACATAATTTTCTGCCCAGTCCTGATGGATGATATCTCCGTCAATGGTTACTTCCTGTTCACGTGCCTTATGTTTTTCAGAAATAAATTCATTGAATGCATCAGTGTTGTCTGCATCAGGTTCGAACTGGGAAGCAATTTGAAGTGCCTCGTTTTGATCTATAGATGGGTGGGCTTTGGCTATCTCTTTTCTAGCCTCGATAACTCTTGCATTAAATTCGTATGCTGCATTTAGAATTCTATCTTGGAGCTCTTTGTCTGCCTCGAATGTAATACATCCAAGTTCTCTGCCATCTTTTAGGTAAACTATTTCACCATAAGACCATCCAGTAACGATCATGTAGTGTTGTAGCTGAAGTAGGTAGCTCGGGGGTAATCCAGCCTCGTAGGAATCAGCAGAGTAGCCGGAGATCGTTTTGACCTCCAGCACTCCAGCTGTCTTCCCGTACGTTGGATGTTTGGTTATCTTGCCATCAATGTTGGCGAATAGTACAGGGTACTTTGGGTTTTCAATTATAGCTCTAACCTTTGAGTATCTCTTAATCTTATTGCCTGAGTTGGTGTTTTCTATCCACCCTTCCTCTGTACCATCATAATACTGCCAACATTGTGCCACGTAATCTTCAAGTTGTTTTCCGTGCAAAATGGCAGAATTCATCTTAAATGGTAGGACACTTATTCCTACTGCCTGATAGAACAAATTGATCGGTGACTTATACTTATTTAATCCAAGCAATGTCCCTGCATCTGACCCACCTACCATCCCATTGTTTACAAAAGACTGGCGAAGGCTCTGCCATTCAGCCTCGGTTAACTTGGCTGTCGGAGTTAATTTTAGTCTACTCATTTTTTAGCTGATTTGGTAATGGATTCTGCCTTTGATTGATTAATTAATGTAGTCAATAACTTCTTTTGAGAGTCGTTAAGTTTGTACTTTTTAAGTGCAGATTCTACCTCCTTAATCTTGCCATCGTTGATGTACTTAACCATCAAGTCATACTTTTCTTGATCGAGAATAGGCAGTTCGGGGGACTCGGGGGCTTTAACTTCATGTACCTTAACTTCGCTTACTGCACTGGCGTCATCGTCTTCGTCTGCCACAATTATGTTTAATAAACCAGTAAGAGAATATCTTTTAGCATAGCTAACTGCAGAACCATAGTCCTGAGCAGATACCTTATTTACTATAACTGGGAAGGTACTTGATATGTTCTCAGCAGATTCAACGTGCCATACCTTAGACTCTACAAATGGAGTCCCGTCTATGTAAATGTTTGCCTGCGTTACAACAAGCCCACAAGACTTAAGGAATGGTTTTATATGTCTCTGAATGTCTTCGAGGGGGGCATATTTGCTCTTAAAAAATGGGTTGTTGCTCGTCTTGATCACTGCCGGACACGTCTCTTGGAACTTGGCTAATGCCTGTAGAATTGATTTCATGGTGTAGTTGGTGTATGTATTGGTTTAAAAAAAAGTATTCCTCTGCCTTGAGATAGATGGTTTGCCAATCATATGTAAATATGATTTTATCCCTAATTGATATTGCCTTCACAAAGCTACTGGAACATAGTTGGTCATAATTTTTCAAGAGCCATCTTCTGTATGGCTCTAAATTGTAGTCAACACCATCAATAAAAACTAAATCTTCGCTATAGTTATATTTAATCACATAGCAAATTTCAGTAAATATTGTCATGTTTTGAAGAAAAGTTCTTCACATAGTACCCCTCCCCCACACTTCTTTTCCACGTACCGGTATGTCCATCTTCGTCAAGTCCATATATTACTGCATCTTCAATCATTCTCTTTTCTTCTTCGAGAAGTTCGAGTGCCTTTCTTTTTACTGAGTCGTAGGATGGATCGAGCCATTCAATTAATTTCATTAATGTAGTCATGTTATTCATAATATTCAAATAAAAATTTATAGGTGTCGGTAACTTTGTATATGTCGATAACCTTTTTAATAACCTTAAGCGGAGGGTTGCACCTGCCTTCTTCGTAGGCTTGGTAAGCCTCTCTTTTGATACCAATGGCATTAGCAAATGCACCCTGAGTAAGATTGTTTTTGTGTCTCAACACAATTAAATTAATTCTTATCATAAAACATTTTTTTATGTGCCTGATTAAAGTCAGAAGTAAACAATCGTTCAACCACTTTTACGTATCTCCAGTACGCATCTGAATTTTGGGTATGTCCTGATGCGTGTTTGACATGCATATGATCAACCCCATAGTATATCATTGTAGTTATGGCGGTCTTCCTCAGCATGTGTGGGTGCACCCATTCGTATAGTGGCTTAGTTTCAACTACGTCTTCCCCCCGAACTCCTTTTATGGTAATGCTTACCATAGTATGAAGATCTTCGTACTTTTTAAATAGCTCTTTTATGTTGTTGTAGATGATACTGGGCTTATCTGATAGGTTGTATGGTCTGCCATATATTTGTATGTTCTCCTCAAAAATATCAGACAATAATTTAGGCAATGGCATCTGAGATACCTCTCCAGTCTTCTTATTCATCTTGTTTAGCATCATCCCCTCCTTGGTTATAATTAAATCATTTTTAGATAGTGAATGAGCATCAGAAAACCTAAGGCTGGTAACTAAAATTGTTGCACAAACCTGCCAAGTATATTTCATCTCTCGATCGAGAGACATGTATACATCGCTATTTGAAATAAACTTTGGAACAAATTCAGGAGGCAGTACTACAATTGGCTTCTCGTAGTTCTGAAGTCTCGGGACGTCAGGTATATTTAAGAAGTTATCTTTTGCCCAGTACCTAACCATGTGACCGAGGACGTTCATTATTTCCATCCTTGTTTTAATCTTGTAGTTCCTATCAATCATCCAGTTCTCGAACTCAGTAAAGTAACTTTCAAATTTACTTTTCAATTCTTTTTTCTTTGCCGAAGACATGGTTTGGTCTATATTAAACTTAGAAATATCCAGCTCCCTGCCAAATAGTTTAATATTTCTTACAACATTCCCGTACGTAGATATGGTTGACTTTGCATATTGTCTTCTCATGGCTGGCATCATTCTAACATATCTTTCGCATAGAGATACAATGTCGAAATCTGATGGATCAATTTCTATAAGTGATTCTATATTCCTAACGTCACCATATTTTTTATAGGTCTCAATAAGTTCATCTTGCTTTGACTTCAATGTCTTATTTAGATGTGCTATATCTTTCCCAGTACCAACAAACTTTCTATTAAAAAACCTATTCCCTATGTGTATGCCAGTAGATATTCTTATTTGTTTTTGTCCGTCAGATATCCTTGCCTGAACTACATTATTTCTATCATAAAATGTCAATTTCATCTTGTGGTATTGTTAGTGATGACTTCATTAATTCAATCGCAGTATTCAAGTTAACTGAATCTTCGCCTATGCTCATAGCATATTTCTTTAACTCTTCAAAAAGTTCTGCGTAGCTTGGAACATACATATACCTCGAATTGTGATCTTTAAGGTGGTAAAGAATCGTAGCGTGGTGGTTGCCAAATAGCCTGCCCAAGTATACACTACTAAATGCATAGTACCTGCTCATTATATTTATAACTGCAACCTTAACTTCAACAACCTCTCCTTTCCTTCTTTTATCAAATCTAACATCAATATCAGTCAACTCCAATGCCTTGTCGCATATCCTATCAAAGTATTTTATTTTCATTTTGTTTTATTTACGTGTTCGACCAATTCTACTACATAGTCACATAACCTTTCGTTAATTTCCTTCAGCGATTCTATAGTTCTTTTCCTTTCTGTCAATGGCAACTCCTCTATCTCCGTTAGTCCCTTGTTGATTGTCCTGAATAGTAGTTTGACGTCTGCGATTTTGTTCATATTCTTTTATTTTATGTTCTGGATATCCTAATTCTCTATGTATGTGAGCCATCCATTCGTTGAAATTCATTAGTAATAAATTTTAATGTTACCACCATCTTTGGTGAATGTTATTCGTAAATCTTCAAAGTACAATGCCCTCGCTAAATAAATCTGAATGTGGTAACCTATTTGACCTTCGTCTGATAGATCACAAATTGCTTGGAGATTATCTTTTGGCGGTTCGGGGGACGATATACCATTAAACCCCCAAGAAAACTCTGCCCCATCTTTCAGGGCAGACATGATTTGTTGAAATTTAGTCATAGTTTAATTTTAAAATTTATAAAAAGCCCCTCTTATGTTGAAACATATATGGGGGGCAAGACATGAGAATATTATAAACAAAGTTGTTTGTATATCATATTTGGCTAATTATGAGCAACAAAACTAAGCCAAATTGAAAATGAAAGCATGATAAATTTTGAAAAATTCATGCAAAATGTCAAGTTTTTATATATTTTCTTATAAGATTTATAGTCTTATTTATATCTAATAATTCAAGTTTTTCTGTAGGTCTTATTGGTAAGAATGCTATAGTATAACCATAATTACTATCATAAAAATCTTCTTCTTTAATTTTATTCCCATTAATGCTATCAATATAGACCCAAGGATAGTTTGTTTTAATATTAATATCAATCCCTATTTTTTTCATTCTTTGTACAAATATTTTCAACTTTTCCATTCTTGTTTTTTGATAATAAAAAACCCCAAACGTAGAAACGTTCGGGGGATAAAACTCACACACTAAAATAATTTATGAACCTCTTTCTTTCTCCAATCTTGCTCTATAAGTGGTTCAATATCTTCCCAAAGCACCTCCTTCAGAAGTTCTTTTATAGCTTTTTCACGCCTGAACCCCTCATCCCATTTGCGTTGTTCATCAATGTTTCGCCAGTAAAAGTCATGTTCGTTAATTAACTCCAATAGATTGTTGTTCATATACTTCATCGATTGATTGTGAGAAAATAAGGTAGCAGAATAAAGAGTAGGGGAGGTATGGATTCCTGACGTCAGCCTTATAGCTCAGGTACTCCAGCTCCAATGTCGTGTCGTTGTCATTAATAAAGTCTGCGTACACGTTCCCCACTTGGTTGATTTGATGTTGAATTGATTTCATACTTTTGTACGATTTTAAGGTTTAATTTTTTAATTATTCTATTCTTATCTTCCGAGCTTATAAAAGTGCCGATGTAGTCATCGTTTTTTTCTCGATATATTTTTGTGTATCTAGGGTACACGTATTCAATTGCGTTTATCATATTATTTTGAAATTAAGATTCCGTTTTTTAGTTTTTCGATCTTGTAGCCATTCTTTTTTAACTCTGCAAAGTAAACATCTTGTGGCATCATTACTCCATCAGTTTTTCTAAAACCGCATCTTGCTTTTCCGGTTGCAGTTTTAGTTTTTTCGTTCCTTTTTTGGTTAAGTGCGTTGGGGTTCATGTTGTTTTTTTTGATGAGGAACTGCTGATGGTAACGAGCCATCTTCGGACATTCCTAGCAGTTCGGGTTCTTAATAATCATCCCTATAAAACTCAGCTATGGCAATGAGGCGGTCAACCAATTGGTCTTCACTTTCTTTAGCCAATTCTAAAAAATCTTGCTTTGACTCAAACTCATCTCCCGATAAATCAATAATTGCATCAATTAATTTTGTTCTCATTGTGTGTGTGTTTTAATGAGGAACTCCTATCAGAATCGAACTGATATACAACCATTGGAGTTCGGGGGTGCAATGTATTATAATGGCATATAACTACTTAACTTTGCCTCTATTTTGTCATGTATGGCATCGAATTGTTCTTGCATAAATTCGGTATACCTAGAACCTCCTTCGCCATCATCCTCCCAAATAATTTCCGAGGTATATTCGTAGGTGTGTTGAATAAATAAATCAGCCAATTCACAAGCTAATTCGTTGACATAAAATGTCTTTTTGGGTGTTGCGTTGATGTAGTTTTCCATTTTATTTTAGTTTAAAGAAGGTACTATAATTGAAAGATAATTCTGCATAGATTCATAGGCACCTATGTTTTTGCCATTATCGACATCCCATATTAGCCAATCTTTATACATTGCCGATAACTCGTCAAATAGCAAATCATATTCTTTATCGGTTTTGTGATAGACATCAAATAGCTTGCTGAAAAGAAAAAATTGATAGTTCATGTGTGTTGTTTTGATGAGGAACTGACCTCCATTCGATGGATTGCCTATAGCGAGTCAGTTCGGTTGATTTATCGGAATATATCCGATATTTGATTAAATTTTTTACATATTGGAGTTTAAAGAAAGCATACAGGGGGTATTATTTTGAAATCTCAGCATCCATTAAATAATCGTGGATGCAGTCAAGTTCCGACTTGTTTAAGTCATTAAAATCACTTACTAGGAATGAGTCATACATTTTTATGGCATCTCCCCATAGGTAGTCTAATTCTCTTTCGTCTCTATCTTTCATTGACATTGCCATGCAGAATACTCCATAGCTTTTTTCATAGCATTGAATTCTCTCTTGGTCAAATTCACTTGTGTCTAGTTTGTACATTGGGTGTGTTTTTGATGAGGAACTGCCCGATGAATCGAACATCGGTACAACCATTGCAGTTCGGGAGGGTTAGTCCATTATATTTTCAATCAGGAGGTCTTCGCTTATCATGTTCAGGACATCCCTTATAGAATTGTCATCGATAAGGTCTGCCTTTAGGACATCTTCCAATTCATCTATAAGGTCGCAAATTTCGGGAGTATCGGTCAGGTCATATAAAGTTACCATCCCGTTGGTTAACCTCTTAATTTGGGCGTTAATGAGCAATTTAGCAGTATGCCTTGCTCCGTGTTTGTCAATTGATTGTTCGATAGTCATTACCATTGGTTTTGTGTGTAAAATTTTACTGAATTTTGATACGTTCCTTTCGTTCCGGATTGTATTTCGTCTCTTGATGGAATATAGTTTCCGTAGTAGTCTCGGTAGGCTTTCTTAGGTAGCATGCATGCCCCACATTCCAAGAGGTTCATTGCTTGTCTTCCCATCGAGCCTTCCATCTTCCATACGTCTCCCGAGTCAATTAAAAACTGCCATTGGTCATAGCCTTGCTCACGTTGGTGAGACTTGATTTTTTGGTAATTCATGTGTGTGTGTTTTGATTTGGAACTGCATCAGGAATCGAACCCGATTGGACACCATGGCAGTTCGGGGGATCAAAATTGAATGGTCAGTCCCAAGAGCATAACCATCAAAATAATCAGCAGGTAGATGTAGTCTTTTTTCATAGGACATTGGTTAGGATATAAACAATAGATGCAATGTTCAAATAGATGCTAAGTGATACTAAAAATTCACTTGGTGTGATTTGATTGTACTTCATGCTGAGTAGTTTAATTGTGTGTGAAGAATGAATAACTTGTAACGTTCCCTTGCCTCCCTGATGCTGAGACCATAGAGTGCGACATACTGCCTGATAATCTTGTCATCGATAGTGAATGACCTTCTGACCTTGCGGTCTCTAGAAAAAACCAATCTTGGTTTCATGGGGTGTATTTTATTGTGTAATTAAGTGTGTGTTTCTACCTCTATCATGTAGTTCGCTTCTTTCCGATAGGATTACGTTAATCTCTTGGTCACTCGCTATCATTATTAATTGGCGAAGCATTTGTTCTCTCATTGCAGTCCCATCAATGATGTACTGCATTGTTTCGCCATCTATCTCAATTGTGTTGAGATGTTCTATGACGTGGTCTGCTGATGATTTTTGATTGATGTCCATTTATGTGTTTTTTTGTAACTGCCTTATGGCATTGGAACTTGGAGTGGAATCGAACCACTCTGCAACCATTCAAGTTCGGGGGTGTTATATTTCAACTAGAACACCATCTATCATCTCGTACTGATAATCACTTTCATCTTCCCATTCGGTCCAATAGCAGGAACCATCATTATATGCCTGCTGCAGGGAATTGTATCCCCACTCGTTTGCTATTTGTTGGGCATCGTACTCATATTTGGCGTATTCCTGACCATCGCCAAAGCACCAACCTTCGTTCATTCCTTCCTTCGTTATAGAACATTGTCTTGCGTATTTCATGTGTGTGTTTTTAATGAGGAACTGCATCAGGAATCGAACCCGATTGGACACCATGGCAGTTCGGGAGATTAATTTGAATGAAGTATAGAACGTATATACTCCGATTCTTTAGGTGAATAACCTATCGGGCGTAAGTCAACCTCGCTTATGTGAAAATCAATCAGGCGGTCAGTCTTAATCGTTACCCTAGT